GTTATATTCAATTTTTATTTGCGACTTCATAGCTCCCGATGCTCCGATCTATTAGGCAAAGTTTTCTGCTGGTTGTCCAATTACTGTCATTGTCCAAGTGTCAGTTAGCGCTCCTGGTGCTGCGCCTCCTGCTGTTGGAAATATTGGCAGAACTTGGAATGTAAAAGTTGCGCCAGATGCGGCTGTAAAAACTGTTGAGATTCCAGTATTAGGCGCTGATTCTGCTACGCCCCACATAATTTCAAATAGAGAGCCAGTCGCTCCCCAATCCTGCAATAGTTCAAGTGTAAAAGTCCATTGCTTATCTACGGACTTATAAGCGCGACCATCAAGGGTTTGATAAGTCTCGATAATTGTTTCGCAGCTTAAAACTGCAGAAGTAGTTTGAGCATCGAAGTTGTTACCACCAATGGTAAAACTAACATCGCGCCCAGTTATTACTGTTGTTGGCATTTAGGTCTCCTATGCGGTTTGCTCGTAGCGGACGCTCAAGCGTATATCTGAAACTAACAGGGTAGTAGTTCCTACTTCGGTTACCGAAGGTCTTTCGACTATTGATAACTCATACTTGGAAGCGTTTAGCGCTCCAAGAATACTGATAATTAATTGCTCTAAATTGTCCAGAGCAGCGGCGTTGCTGAAATACGCAACGCAAGCAGTTATAGTGTAATTTAATTTGACGCGAGTAGTTGATTTGCCTAAGACTTCAAGCTCCATATAAGGCGAGTCTGGAATGACAATAATTGCTGGAACGATAGGCGCTTCTGGAACTGAATCATAAATGTTGGCGGTGCAGCCAGCCAAAGCGGTTTTGAGTTGGCCTCTGACATCTGTAGCAATTGTGCTTGGCATTATCCAACCATCGTCTCTACATCAAGATAAGGGCCAAGTAAGCCAGTCACTTTGGCAAGTAAATTCTTAGATAAGCGATAAGGGGTTACTGCAAAATCTATGCCTTCTATTGATCCTCCAGCGGCTGTTCTGGCTTGGAAGATTTCGACTGAAATAGCCAGAATTGCAGCCTCAGCATTGGCATTTCCGACATAGGTTGATAGTCCAGAGAGCGCAGCGTTTCCTGCTGGGATAACATTCTTTTCCAATACATCTGCATTGGTGATTGCGACTGTAAAGACATAATCTGATAACTCATCTGCTAATACTGTGTGAGTGCCGTTAAATGGTGATCCGCAGCCAGTAATAATTACGGATTGGCCTTGTGTAAATTCTTGGATTGTTGCGGTCTCAAAGTAAGCGACATTATCCTCAAGCTTGACTTTGTTTATCTTGCTCTGAAATGTGACCAGCATTGGCAGAACTAGGTTTTCTGAAGCATCGACAATATCGTTTAGGTAAGCATCTGGATATAGGGATGACGAGACGCCAAGAATCGTCCTTAGCTCTGTGGCCGTAACTATCGTTGGCATCTCGTCTTCCTTTCAAGCAGTTAGGTGAGCGGCCAGCTCGGGAGCGGACTGGCCGTCACTACTAGGGTTTTATCAGGTTAAGTTGAAGTGGCAAGAACCATTTGCAACTTTAACGGCAAGTGCGCCGTAACCATAGTAAGCAACCTCAATCTGGCCGTTTAGAGCCACATTTGTCTGCAAACGGAATCTGCTGGATTCATACCAAGTGTAAGAATTAGGATTGATTACAATCATTGTTCCATCCCCAGTTGGTGCAGCGCTTTGATTAATACCAAGGGCGCGAGATACATATAGATTAAGTCCAGCAACATTACCGCGAAGGCTTTGTGGGCTTACTGCTCCACCTGCATTTTGTGGCTGTGAAGCTGTGTAAATTGGACGACCTGAATCGTTGTAGCTCATAATCTTAGACCATTGCTCAGGTGTAACGATTAAGTTTTGAGCGAATCCAAGGGAATCAGAATAAACTTCAGCAGCTGCTTCAGCAACAAACTCAAGTAATCCTGTCGCGGTATTTGCTTTGGCTGTTGGTGCTAATTGACCATTAGCAAGAAGCTGAGCAGCAACAAATTTATCTGTTGCAAGTGAGTAAGCATATTCCATCTGACGGACTAGCTCATCAAAGAATACTGGGTTGCTTCGGTCAAGAAGTTCAACGGAGAAGGTCTGGCCACCTGCATACTTATTAACATTTACTGTTAGGAAGCTGTTGGTCATTCCTGTCTCGACAATTGCATCGCCTTCATTCTCATCTTCAACTGTTGGAACGGCTGTAATCTTTGGAATCTCAAAGCTCATACCAGCATCTGGTAGAACTCCGCGAGAGATTGCATCAATTGTTGAACGATCAGCATTTGATAAAGGATTGATAACTTCAGTTAGCTGACGAGTTGGAATTAGGCCAGCATTATTGGAAGTCGTATCATCTGCTGCCATAACATACTGACGAGCAGCGTCATCACCGAGTTTAGCGCGGACGCTATTCTCAAGATATTTTGCCTTGGTCAATTCAAGGCGAGGTGCTGTGTAAAAGGCTGGGCGAGCTGCCTCAACCATATTTGCTTTGGCTGCTTCTACCGCTTCTTCAACGGCAGGAGCAGGAGCGGTAGTGTCAGACACTTGGTCTCCTTCGGTTGGTTTCTCTGAATCAGCGGTTGCCAAGTCAGAATCTTCTTTTGGTGCTTCATTCTCTGATGCTGCTACTTCGCTAACGCGAGCAGAATCAATTGCAGGATCAGTTACTAGAGATACCTCATCTAAAGTTGCTGAAATAATCTGCATAACGCCTTTGTTGTTTGTCCATTCGTTAATCTGAGCGCCAACGCTAAATCCATCGCGCAGACCTTCAGTTGCTTCAATTAGAGCATCTTCTCCAGCCATAGTATTGGCAATCTTAAAAGTTGCTTCAATACCAGACTTAGTTACATTATGAGAGACCATCTTGCCAATTGGACGAGTGCGGTCGTGCTCAAGAAGCAACTTAACTGGCTTGATTTCAATTGAATCAGCTGCAAATACTGTTGGGCCAACTGAAGTATTGCCTTGCTCGTTCCAAGTGACAATAGTGCCAGTTATAGTGCGCTTAATTGTGTCGGCCGCTGTAACGACCATTGGGATATTAACTTTCATTAGGGATTAAATCTTCCTCTCGTTGAATCTGCTCAACGCTCATCGCGCCAATGCGGTTTAGGATTTCATAAACTTGAGCTCTCTCTAGTGCGTTACCGCGTAGGAAGTCATCAAGTGCAAAGCGCGTCATTACTGGATTGGGTGTGAAGTCTGGCAATGATAAGCGTTCCTCAATTGCCTTAAGTATTGGGCGAAGTGAGAAATCTACTAATGAGCGCCGCTCGGACACAGCGTTTGAATAAGTCATCGAAGTCGTTTCGGCGCTCAAGAAGTAGGCAGGTATTCCACAAGCCCGAGCTAATTCTAATGCTACATATTGACGCGCTTCTGCTAGCTGCATTGATTTAGGATCAAAACCAAATTGTTGCAATTCTACATCTGCATTTAGGAAAGCAGTTGAGCGAGATTGGCGAGCAGTTTTCCAAGCAGTTAGCAAGGATGAAATTCTTTCGGCAGTTAGATTAGTGCCATTGGACTTTAATACCATTGAAGGTGCTGGCTCTTTAGCATAATTAACTGCTGCGTTCTCAAGATAAACTGCTGCTGCAATTGTTTTGCCAGCTCTGTGCAGCAATCCTTCATCTCCGCCATCAAATCTTATGATTGAACCTACGCCATTAAGGGGAACTGACTTGCCATCAACTTTGTAGCCAGTAATGGTGGTGTTTAGGAAATCAGTATCAACTGTAACGCGGTCTGGACTTACGCGAGTCCAAGCTCTGACGCGACCGCCATCGGTTGCGCTATACATCTCAAGCACTTGACCATAACCAGCGCCATATAGCCAGATATCTTCTGCAAGCCAGCAATAGATTACGAATCCTGCAACTCTTGGGTCTGGCTGATTAATAACTCTGTGTGGATCAACATACTGGCCAGTAATGCGATTGAAAGTTGTTAAAGGTAATGAGCCAATAGTTCCGCAGATAATATTGCGAGCTCTTGCAACGGATGGAACGCTCATTGCTAATTGGCGAGTGGTATTAGTTGCACCGCCGAGAATATTATAAACTGAATCGCTAATCTGAACTGGTGTTAAAGCTGCTTGAACATCAGTAACGGCAATAGGGCGCTTGGCCTCAACTGCTGGAAATAGGAAATCTCTTATAGCACCCATTACTTACATTGTAAATGAGCCTACTTACACTATTTGGATATCAACGCTACTTTCAGCCATCGTTGCATAGTGTGTTGCTAGAGCCGATGCAATTGCTCCGCAAATTGTCGTATTACTTACCTTTCGACCCATTACCCAGCCGCCGTCACCGAAAGGGAGTTTGACGGCGGATAGGCATTGTTTAGTCAGCTCATCTTGTCCCGAGTGAGCCAACCGCTGAGATGAGATTGCTCCCAGTAACTCATCGCAGCTTTGGGCATAGTCAAGGCCATCTATCGGCTCAACCCTAATACCAGCAGGAGCTAATCGCGCAGCTACTGCCGAAGCGGTTCTGGCTGAATAGGCAACCAGCTGAACTGGATACTTGCGCACCCATTCTGCTACATCATTAGCCATTGCTTTATCGTCCAGATTGGCAGGGTTATGCCAAGTCTGAAGCAATATGACTTGGAACTTATCGCCCTCAAGTCTTTGACTAGCAACTAGCGCCGCTTCTTTTCTACTAGGGCTTAGATCAATAGCCAGCCAAGTATCAGCCTCAGGGTTGAGTCGAAGTCCTTCAACTTTGCAACTTTCCCATTGAGACGGATTGATAACTGGGTTTATGGTATCGACCCATTGACATAAAACTTCTGTGCGCACAATATCCTCGGGGTCTGACAAGACGGCTCGAATATTATCTGGATGAACTGTTATGCCAAGTGACGGATTAGCTTGGCAGACACCTAGCCAGAAGGCTGGGGAATTATCAAATTTAATGCCTTGAGGCGCTGACCATTCAAACCAGCCAATATCGTCATTGCTACCGAATATCGCGGCCATTGCTCTTTCCCTAAGTTTATTTAGAACGATGCTGTGTTGATCTCCAGCATTTGAATAAACCCATATTTGAGGATTCGGACTAGCCATCTGTGTATATCGCAAAGCCGACCAAACATCCTCATCTTTATACTCTCGGGCTTCGTCTAGGTGTATCGTTTCAGGGGCTGCAATGCCTCTACCAGCCGAGTTATTGGCTCTGACAATATATCGCCTACCTTCAGTAAATTGAAGCTCTTGAAATCCTTTACTTTCTAGCTTCTTAGTAAATTCAGCAGCTAGTCTTGGATTCTGTTCAATAATTGCATAAATCTTATAAAAGAGCTCTGCTGAGGTAGTTAGTTTATGAGCGGTATGGACTTGCAGTTTTTCTTTTAATACATAGATTCTGAATAGAATTTGAAGCGCCATAAAGGTGGATTTCCCCTGTTGTCTCGCGCACAAAAGGGTTATGACTGGATGACACCATCGGCCATCGGGTTTCTGTTTTAAGCTGTGATGAGCCAGCCATTGTTGCCAAGGCATCAAAGTAAAGCCAATTTCCTCACAGAATTTAATCATTTGCTCCCCTAGTGAGGGTAAATCATTGAGTTTAGTGTGGATTCGCGGTTCTGGCACACCTCGGTAAGCCGATTCGTCCCTAATTCGGACAATCTCACCCAATTCAGCCAAAGCGATTTCTTTCATTCCGTATAGTGCCTAGCCGAGCCATTTTCAGGGAAAATCTTCCCAAT